GTTTCAGGCTCCCTTGCGGAACAGCGAGACGAGGCAACGGAGGAGCGTGGCAAGGATGCCCTTGCCCTCGGGCTTTTTGGGCTTCGATGCCGAGGGCGCGGGGCTGGCGTCATCGACGCCGTAGCGGGCGTCCTTCAGCGCCGCCTCGAATTCTCGGGCATGACCGGCAAGCAGATCCGCGCGATCAGTGCCATTCACCACCCGCCGGGCGCTGACGTAGTCGCTTTTGCGGAGATCGACGAAATCCTCCAGCTTCCGGCCGGTGAAAGTGCCGAGCGTCATGCCTTCGACGAGGATGCGGACGGCGATGTCGGGGCGTTCGGCAAGCTGCGGCTCTTCCAGCAGGTCGAGCCCGAGGCGACGCGACCAATCGGCATAGTTCCTGCGCCCGGTGATCTGGACGAAGCCTCGGCCCATGAATTTCTTGCCGTCGCCGGCTACGACATTGCCGAGATCCGTGCGGCCCTCGTATCGCTTCTGGGCGGCGGTCGGCCCCCAGATTTCACGCATGTACCGATACTGGCCGGTCTCGTGCCAGGCGGTGGCGAGGATGTAGGCGCACTGGTTGCGCAGGATGCCTCGCTTGAGGCATTCGGAGACAATAAGGGGTGTGTGGCCCTGTTTGAGGTCCATGAGGCCTTCCTTTCGATGAGGAGTCTTTTTTCCCGGCGTTCAGGCCGCGGGCGCAACGATGCCGGGGAGTTCGATCACCTGCATGCTTTCCCATCGGTGCTGGGCGGGCATCGTTTCCGCCACATGGGCGCGGATCGCATCGAGCTTGCTGCCCAGGGCGGCCGTGATTGCAGCTTCGACCTGAGCTTTCGTTGCGGAGTCTGCCCGAATTTCCACGCCCTCGGCCGTGATCCCCGAGGACACGATTTCAGTCCCCGGATAGTCCGGGTCCGTCCAGGTGATGGACCAGTCCACGGCGCGGATCATCCCGCCGTCGCCCTTGAGCCGGGTGAACTCCCACGCTGCATCGAGCGCCATGTGCCTGTCTCCTGATGTCATGGGCCGATGCGCGTCCGCCATGCCCCGTATTCGTTGATCGTATTCCATGATTGCGTTTGGTCGTTCCAGATCTGGCGGGGATGAGCGATGGATCCCCGATAGTAGGTCCAGACACCGGAGGTGTAGGAGTTCCCTTGAATATTCGTGCCGATGCGCGTGCCGGCCCAGGTCAAGGTCCAACTGGTGACCAGGGATGGGGACCAATTCGTGCCGGCATCAAAGATCTCCCCGCTCGCGGGTTCGCGCACGATGTTGGATTTGCCGCGGAGCTGGCTCATCGAGATCGCCCCTGATGGGACGCTGGCGAGCCGCCTGACCTCGGCGTCGTTCAGACTGATCGCTTGGGTCGCCGGCCGGCCCAACTCCACATTGACCTGAGAGAGGCTGATCGGCCCACTGGCAGGCAGCGTCATCGGCCAGCCTCCAACGCCTCCACCCGGGCCGCGAGCTCCTTGACGGCCTCGATCAGAACCGGCACGAGCTTGTCATAGGCGACCACGCGCCAGCGCTCGCCACCGTTGGCTTCGTCCTCGATCGAGCGGTCGACAATCTCCGGAAGGACGGCCTCGACCTGGTCTGCAAGGACGCCGATGTCGCGCGCGCCCGGGCGGCCGATGAGGGTCGTCTTCCCATTCCATGTAAAGCGCACGCCATCCAACTGGCTGACGATGGAGAGGGCATTCTGGATGCGCTCCACGTCATCCTTGAGGCGCGGATCGGAATAAGCCGTGATGTTGCCGGACGCGACGACATTGCCGCTCGCCTGCTGATAAAACCGCCAAGCTGCGGAAGACCACCCGCCCCAGCCGAAGGTTCCGTCGTTGCGAAGGTGGACTTTCATGCCAAAGGTGCCCTGACAATGGAACGCCAGGACTGCGAGGCCAGCGTCACCCGAACCTCCAACGTTCCGGATTTCGAAACCGGCATTGCCATCGGTCTGACTGGGATTACCGTTGTACGGCAGGCCGATGAGCTTGCCCGTCATCGTACCGCCGGAGAGGTTCAGCTTGGTCTCCGGGTTGAAGTTCCCCGAGTGCCACACGCCGCGCGACACGCCGTCATTGTCGATGTAGTAGATATTGGCAGCCAGGAAGGCCGCGCGCATCGTGCCGCCCAAATAGAAAGCGTGGCGTGTGTTTCCCGCCATGTAGTTCAACGTGCCGTCCGAGACGGAGAAACCATATGTCGTGCTGTAGAGTGCGATGTGTCGCGACACGTCCGTGGGCTCGGCGACTGTTTGGCTGCCGAAGTTGAGCCCCTTGGAGCCAATCGTAAGCTTGTCGGCAACGACAGTCCCGTCGGCCCGCAGGAAAGACGCGGCCTCGCTCCTGTCGACCTTCTGGTCGAGTTCGTCTGAAAAATCGACCAAGACATCGGCGATGGCCGCGTCAGTCTGAGCCTGGGTATAAGCGTCGGTGATGCCGTAACCGGCAAGCGATGTCGCCTTGTCGGCCTTGCCCTGCAGTTCCTTGTCGACCTCGTTGCGCCAATCGGCAGAGAAAATGGACGGCATGGCTCAGCCCTCGAGGAGCGGCGTGGCCACGCCGCGCATCCGCGCCAGCAGAACTTGCTGGTTCACCTCGTTGGCCTTCACCATCTCGTTGCGAAAGCTCTCGACCGCCGCGCCGGTCTGCCGCTGCTGCCCGCTGTTCTCGATCAGCAGAAGCGGCAGAAAGGCGACGGCGCAGTTCCACTCCTCGACATCCTTGCCTGTGTTGGTGTCCTTGCCCTGGATCTTGCAGAAGAACTTGCACTGAAGCTGAACACAGTCCTTGCCGATGAGCGGACAGAATTCTCCGACCTTGAGCTGCATGATCACGCCGCCTTTTCGCAGACGATCACGTCGACATACTGGACGGCGAGATCGATCGTGTGGGAGTGGGCGTCACCCGTGAAGCTGTGGGTGTGGGTCTGCCCGGAGCCTTGGGCGGCTGTCGTGCCACCGTTAAGCGCCACGGTGTGATTGTGGTCGCCTGCCCCAGCCGTCGCGCCTGCGCTGACGACAACGGAGTGATTGTGGTCGCCGGCAGCCCTGATAGACGTGCCGAACATGACCTGTCCCTCAGTAACCCCCACGTTGCCGCCCGAACCTACATAGGTCATGACCGCCGCGTTGTTTGACATGGCGTGACTGTGGTTGCCATTTACCGACGTATTGCCAGTTAGGTTGCCCGGCCCGTGGGCATGATTGCCATTAGTCGAGGTAGAGCCTGACAGAGTTCCAGGCCCGTGAGCATGCGACGGCAGATGGGCCACAGCCAAGGCCGTTCCACCAACCGTGCCACCCTGAGTAACGATTGTAGTTGGGCGCGCGCTGGAAAAAACGGTCGTGAAACTGACCAAGCCTCCGGATGTCGCGCTTCCACTAACCAGGCGCAGCGCCTTGTTGTCCTGGGTCGTGTCTTTTGTCCATCCGGTAGGCGCAGTAGATTGCTGGAAGAGCATCCGAGTTCCCATCGGGAAGGCGTCGATGCGATCACCGCCGATGGCCTTGTTAGCACCCGCCAAAATCCATGCACCTGCGCCTCCGTTTCCAGATGCTGAGTACATGATAGTGTAAAGCCCACCCGACTTGAGGTCGCGGGCCACAAGGTCGACATCTCCAGCCGCGCCCATGGCTCGTATGGCCTTGGAACCAAGTCCATTGACGTTGAGAGAGACCGGCCCAGTGTTATCCATGACGACGCGGAAAGTAAGCATCCGCCCATTTGCTAGTGACGTGAACGCCGAATTTGCGGCCAGCGTCAGAGAGTTGGCCGTGCCGCCAGCCGTGAGCGTGCCGGTGATGTCGTCGCGCCATTCGGCGCTGCGGCTCATCATTTGGCGAGCGGAATCGTTGACCGTGTCGGGGAACTGTCCTTCCCGCCAATCGATGTTGGCATCAGCAACGTCATTTTGGCCAGCGACTTTGGACCAATCGTAAATGCTTCCGGGCATCGTGATCTCCTAAGCTGTGTTAGGTGCGCTGCCGCCGAGCATCGAGCCGGCAATGGTCGACGAGTATTGCGGCAGAGACTTGGGTGTCCGACGAAATAGCGAGGATTTTGGCCGTTCCTTCGGTGAGGCGAACGGAAACGCAGACCTGCGATCTTCCCGCCTCCCGCATTCGTTGGGAACCGAGGCGGCAGCCTCAAGGGACGCTCGGTGCAAGCGGCCGCGGCTTCCCCATAAGAAGCGATATATCTCTCGAGCCTTCCTGGCACTAATGCGAGTGCTCTCGCCGCCGCTGTTGGCTATGTTAGCGCCTACAGCCTCTCAGTAACTGAGATATGACGTAATAACCGGTGAAATTCGAGCGAAGCTATGCTCGCGCCGCCAAGACGAGGCCTTGTTCTTGGGAATTGTGATTGACCCAAGCCCTAAATCCCCATCTCGAAAGATCTGCATTAAACCGCTCAAGATCGTAATCGCCGTGGATCTCAGCCGCGATTATTCGCACCTTCGGGAGAAAAGAACCATCGCCAAAGAGCTCAACCTCGGCTCCTTCGATATCGACCTTCAGCAAATCGATATGATCGATCCCACGCTCTTCGCAGAGCTGATTAAGACTGATGCCCCTCACGCAGACACCGTCCCCATGAGAATTCATCTGGAAATGCGAGCCTCGCCCGCCGGTTGTGATAAAAACCGCTTGATTGGGTTTTGCGGTCACACATGCTTGTATAGGTACAATCCGGGGCTCGCTCGTCACGTTCTCCTGCAATAAAGCGAAGTTATCGGGGTTCGGCTCAATACTAAAGACGCGGGCATTCCTATAACGCCCCGCGAGATATTGGGACGTGATGCCGATGTTAGATCCAGCATCCACTATTGTCCGAACGCTTGAGGGCGGCAGTAAATCCGACGGAATGTCATAGGCCCTGCGAACGAAAATCTCGTGAAATACCGCTATGTCACCGTCACGAGGCCGCAACGTGATGGTGGAGCCATAGCCTTCAATGTCAAGATCAATCCGCATTCTGGGACCCGGATCAATCGGTGCCGCGCGCCAGTTGCGGTAGTGGAATGCTAGCGTGCTGCACATCAGTCGCAGCTTATCCCCGATAGACCGCGGTGCACGAAACGCAAATAGCATCTCGTCTGCGTAGAGCGACACCTTTCGAGCAATTCTATCCAAGACAATCTTTTCCGCGTTGAAATCGCGTTTGCATATCACACCGGGAATTGTTTCCAACCATCAACCGGCGACATCGTTGTCGCCGGCGAGCTTGCTCCGACGCTAGGAACTTCCCGACGTGACGACCTCCTACACTATCCCCTTGGTACCGCCCTCGCGCCGTCGACTCTCCAAGAATTTGGCGACCTGTTCGCCAAGAGGCGGCACGATTTGTGGCGCGGGCGGCATCGGTCGGGGTTCAGGTGGCGCGTTTCCCGCCGCAGGGGTCAATGCGGAGAGCAGCGGGCTCAATCTCTCGTCGGCGGTCTTCAGCAGCTCGAACAAGCCGTTCCGCCTGACATCGGCTTCCCGCAACCCGGCCCAGGGATCCCTGGGAGTCTGCTGGGCACGCGGCTCTAGCGGGCCGGTGTTCGCCTGTGTTTGTGAGCCCCGCGGGCCTTGGGGTGGAAAGGTCAGCAGAGACGTCATGTCGTTTCTCCGAAGGGAATGGTGGACAACTCTCAGAACTGCTGGCGACGCGGGGGCCTTATCGTGATTTCGAGCGGCTGGCGCCGTTGCGGCACCCCGCTCATCACGTCGCGAATGACGCGTTCTCGCCAATCGGCGGGAAGACCGGCCCGATGTTGCGCGGCCTCTATCAATGCCATGCGTTGCGGCATGCTCAGCGCAATACTCGAACCGGCCTGCCTGGGACCAAATCTCGCTGCCAGGGGATTGGCCGGCAGCCCAACACTTTCGGGAGTGTTCCGGGGTTGCCGGTTCGCCTCGTCGGGCGGCAGACTCGTGACGGCACGATTCGACGTTTCAGGTGGCGGCACCGGCTTCGCCCCTGCTTCGCCAGCGATAGAATTCATCCAACTGTCGACCCGGTCTCCGGCAACGTCCAGGAATGCGTCCCGGGCCGCGGGAGCCCACTTCTCGATCTTTTGCGAGACTTTCCTTCCAACCGGGCTCTTGTCCAGATCCATCTGGTTTTTGACCCGTTCCCAACCAGCTTTGGCCGGCCGTGACCCCGTTTCGCCGACGCTATTCCAGAAGACGCCTTTAAGAACCTCGTTCCAGGCATTCTTCGCACGATTCCCGAATCCGCCCTGTCCGCTCCCGAAACCGTAAAGAGCGTCGGCGAGTACGTCGCCTTTCCTTAGCATCATTTTCGCGAGGATCTGTCCGAACTTACGATAGGGATATCGGTGGTTTCTATCGTCCGCGTCGATCGCGCGTTGCCATTGCAGGTTATCCTCGTAGTTTCCATACAGATTTGGAGTAAGGCCGACGATAGAGCCGCTGCTAAGTGACGCCGCCAATTCATCCGCAGTGCCATATGAGGACTGGTCGGCCACGCCTCGCATGAAAGCGTCAACTTTCCCCGCCCGATTGTCCCGCTCTGGAAGGGGGCCGGGCTGCCTGTTCCTGAAGGCATCTTCAGCTTCTCGCTGCCGCTGCCGTGCCCTTAGCTCTGTCTCACTGGGAACAGGGACAGGGAAGGTGGAAGGGAACGGAAAATTGTTCGCCATCGCTCATAAGCCTTTGTGAAGTTTGACGAGAACACGCATGCGCCGCCTCCGGCGAACAATGAGCCGCCGGGGCGCCTAAGCCGTCCTTCTGGATGAAGGGGTGGACTGAGGCATCGGAGCGAACCGATGCCGGTCCAGCGCGTCGCTCTTGCCGGACCAGGGCTCAGCGCCACAAATCGGTGTTTCGGCGCGATGCTGAGCGATGGTCAGTCCTTGGATCCGCGGCCTACATCACCGCCATCTCGTAATTCACCGCCTTGAAGCCGCCCACCGTCTCCACCACCGCTTCCGGGTATACGAGCTCCACCTCGTCCGCCATGAGGCCGATCTGCGTGATCGCCTCGCCCTTGTAGCGGTAGGCGTAGACCGGCAGGCCGTTATCCAGCGTGCCGACGCGGCGAATGTCCTCCTTCAGCCGGCGATCGGACGCCTTCACGAGCTCGGCCAGCCCGCCGAGAATGCCGACGAGATTCAGCGGCTGCGTCGATTTCGTGGTCTGCGTCCCCCAATTCCCCGCCGTTCCCGTGCCCGTCGAGAGCAGCCCGCCGAGGCGCTGCCATGGCGTCGTGTCGGTCTGGGTCCACTGGTTGATCAGGTCGGTGAGCTGCTGCTGCGTGCGCTGGTCGATCTGGTTGCCGATGCCCATCTGCTGCTGCGCGTCGAAGATCTTGTTGTTCTGGATATTGCCGAGCTGTCCGATCATGCCCAGCATGTTGTTGAAGCCCTGGTTCTCGAGGCCGGCGGCGCCCATCATGTTGTTGAAGCGCTGCTGCCCGAGCTCGCCGAGTTGCCCTGCGGCGGCGAGCCGATTGGCGATGTTCTGCGACTGCGCGTTCATGCTGTTGCCGATGTTCTGGCCCTGAATGCCGGCGAGGCCCGACGCGGCACCGCTCTGCAGACCGAGCCGGGCCTGCTGGGCGTTCTCCAGCGCGCCCGCGGCCTGGATCTGGCGATCGCGCTCCTGGCTGTAGTTCTGGTTCCGCAGCTGGTTGGCATAGCCGGCGACCGAGTCCGACACGGTGCCCTGATGGGCGGCCGAGCCGTAGCGTCCGCCGGCCGCGAACATCTGGTTCGTCTGGGTCGCGACGTCCTGCGCCCCCTTGGCGATGATGTCGTCGAGATAGGGCGAGCCGCCCAGATACTGCCCCTGGGCGGTGCCCTTCAGATAGTGCTCCGCCGCGCCAGGCTGACCGGCCTGATTGTAGATGTTCTGGTAATTCTGCTCGCTCACCTGGCCCGGAACGGTGACCTGGCCGGGGTTCTGGAAATGGTTGGCCGCCTGGTTCATCCAGTCGTTCGAACCGCCGCCACCCATGATCTGGCCAATGACGTTCTGCATCGTCGCGCCCTGCCCGCCCTGGGCGAGCGTCTGATTGGCGACGGCCATCGGCCCGGTCTGGAACTGTTGGTTCATCTGCTTGTACGCATCGGTGCCCGGCTGGCTCCATGCCGGCTGGCCGGTGTTGGTGCCGGTCGCGCTGGACTTGCCTTGGCTGCTGTTCGTCGCGTTGCCCATCTCAGCGCCCATCCATCATGCCGCGGCTACCCGGCTGTTCCACGTTCCATTGCATCGGTGTCAGGTTCGGATTGTTGTAGTTCGCATCCATCCAACGCTGGGCCCCATGTTTCAGGAGCGGATTGTCGGACTGGAGGCCGCCCTTGACCCACGCCGGGATGAAGCGATCGAGATCCAACGACGACGGTTTCCCTTGTGCGGCCTGCACCTGCGCGTTGCGCTGTGCGGCCTGCTCGATCATCGGGCGGATGTCTGGGATCAGCGAATTGATGCCTTCGTTCGAGACCGGAGCTCCGGTGTATCCAGTGGCGGCCAGGAGCTTGTTCATACCGCCCAGGGTCGCATCCGAGAGGGGCGCCTGGGTCGGCCCGTCATAGACATTGTAGCCGACGCCGGCATCGTAGAGCCGCATCCCTTCGGAAGCGGCCTTCGTCAGCAGGGGCTTGGCCCATGCCGGCGGTTCGTTTGTCTGCTTGGAAGTGGTCGATTTTCCCATGTCACAATCCCTTGCGCCAGATGACTGCGGTTTCCCGGTAGCCGAGCGGCTGCAGCAGCCGTTTCCAGCCCTTGCGGCCGACGAGCTGAGCTTCCGTCGTCCCATGTTCCCGTGCCGCCCATTCCTCGATTTGAAGGAGAAGCGGCATGCATTCGGCGAGCCGCTCGCCGCCGACTTCCGCCAGCAGCAATTGTTTCTTGCCGGTGGCGTCGATCGCCACGATCTCCGTCACCGGCGTCAGGATCACCCGGCCGCTCTCATCGGTGACGATCCAGAGCTGGCGGCGTCCTTCTGCACATTGTTGGAGGATGTGCGCGACGCTCTCCTCGTCGGAGAAGCGGCGGCAGTATCTCTCCAGACAGCCCACGATGCCCGGCCACAGCGGGGCCATCTCCACCGCCGTCATGGTGGTGGAAAGACGGATGGTCAGCACGATAAGCCTCCCCTCTCGAAAGGATTTGGTTCTGCTAGGTTTCAGGATTCACGGAAGTGCCGTCCGTACCCTCAGGTTGACCGTCCCGCAGACTAAAGAATTGCTGCGCCTGTTCCTGTGTAAGTAGGCCGGCTGCGACAGCGCCACCGATGCCGTATTTCTGTCCTTCCGGACTCCTCAGAAAATTCATGATTCTGTCGAGCCACTGCTGATCGGCGAATTGCCAGACATTGCCCAACAGCATTGAGCGATCGGCATGGGCCCGGTTCTCGCGAACGGGGCGTGTCGCCGCCCAGTTGGAAAACATGATCTCGCGCGGGATCGGCTTCATGAAGCTGCCGAGATAAATCCCGGGTAACGTTGCGTTGTAGGTCGGATGCGGCACCAACGGGTTCGTGTTGATTCCGGCCCCCGGAAAGACTTGTGCTATGGCAGATCCCGAAGCTCCGGATAAGCGGTTGAGCAATTCAGGTTCTGTCAATGCGTACCGCGTCGAGGCAATGTCAGGGAAACCGAGTTTCTGGAACCTGTCCTGGGCCATCAATTGCGCGAGATAGGTTCGCGCGTCTCCCGGTTTTGCCATCCATTGGTCCGTCAAATTGTCAACACCCGGAAAATCGGGATATCTTAGCCGCATATGAGCATCAAACGATGTCTTGGCCAATTTTGTCACTGGAGCGAGCTTCATCTGTTCCCGGATAGCCTCCGTCATCATCCGGCTGTAGTCGAGTGAGCGCGGGCCCATCGATGTGTACATCAGATAAACCGGAACACCCGCCTCCCCCGCCCAATCGACACGGTCGGATAGCCTCGAAAGGGCGCCCGCTTCCGATGCCCACACATCCGGATTATCGCGCATGATTTTGAAACCGCCCTGCAAGTTGACCGGCTGTTCAAACCGGTAGTCATTGATGCCAACCAGTTCCTTTCCGGCGATCGTACGGTCACCAACGGCGGGGATGATGATGCCGCCCTGCAGCCTTTCCGGCCAAATGATCTCGTCAGGCTTCAAGATCCGCTCGCTGCCATAGGTCGCGTTCATCTCTTCCACGGGGCGCCTTAGCTTGGTTAGGCTGATCGGATGGCGGAATGTCTTTGCCGCTCCATTGCCCACTTTGCCGGCTGCGCGGCCAACGCCCGGGATTGAGCCGGCGCCAGAGAATATAGCAGTGAGAATGTCCCCGCGCTCCAGGGCGCGAGCCGACTCTTCTTTGGCGGTCAGTATCCCGAAGGGCGTCCAATCGAGTAGATCTCGCGTGCGCCGTCCGTAATCCTCGGCTGTGTATTTCGGTACACCCAGCGCCTTCAGCCCCGAACCGATTCCAACCGCGGCGTTCTCGGAAAGAGTCGGCATCCGCGAGTCGGCGCCATACTTCTGGCGATAAACCTCTTCCAAGGAAGTGGGGGCGAAGAATCGTTTGAACGCGGCAAGCACGCCACCGCCACTCTCCGACGGCCGAGGCTTGTTATTCCTCTCTATCGAGGCCGGGAGCCCCTTGCGCTGTTCGCCTTCCTCCAACAGGTTGAATATCCCCGCCATTAACCCGATCTCCCCGGTACTTCTGAAATGGACAAGATGACGTCGAGCGCGTTCGCCGTGCCCGCCTGAACACGGATCTCGTCGTTCTCGGCGAGCGCGAAGGCTTCGAGCGGCAGCCAGAGCTGGCCGTTGGCCGGCACCGCATGCTGGAAGAGCAACCGGTATTCCTCCTCGGCGCCGGCGCTGAACCAGCTTACGGTCGCGGCCACTGGGGTACCGGTCACGTTGGCGAGCCTGAGCCCGATCACCTGGATGTAGCCGACCGCCCTGAACACGGTGGTGTTGGTCGTCGCCGCGAGATGCGCGCCGACCAGCCGACAGGCATCGGAAACGAAGTTCCCGCTCATGAGCTCGCCCTCGAAATGTTGGTGAAAGTCGCTTCCGAAGCGGCCCTGCCGCGCCTGGATGGGCGAATGGGTGTGTCGTTCGGAGACTGTCCTTCAATGAAGAAGGGAGGACCGGAATCCTCCCGTCCGTCTTGGGCCGTCCAGAAATCGTTGAGTTCCCCCGCGCGTCCGGCGAATGAGGAGGCGCGCCGAAATCCGATCTACTGGACCCAGTCGACTGTCTTGGACGCGTTGATGTTGGGGATTGCTGTCAGATGCGCGCCACCCGCTCGGGTTGGACGTCTGCGCTATGCCCTCGCAAGAGCGACCGATGCCGTTGGTCGTTACGCCGATTCTGCGCTCGTCATACGAGCTCCTCGGAAAACCCAGAAAGTCGTAGGGCGCAACTCGTAGCCGGTACAGGGACACTCCCAACGCGCCGTTCTCGAAGCAAGGTTGCCTGGTGCGATGTCTATCCGCTCGCCGAGAGTCGGGCTGGAGGGCTTCAACTTCCCAAAACTTCCGGCCGGCATTGGCGCGGCAGGCTTGGCCGACTTCTTCAACTGGCCTGCCCCCACCATTAACCCGATCTCCCCGGTACTTCTGAAATGGACAAGATGACGTCAAGCGCGTTCGCCGTGCCCGCCTGAGCACGGATCTCGTCGTTCTCGGCGAGCGCGAAGGCTTCGAGCGGCAGCCAGAGCTGTCCGTTGGCCGGCACCGCATGCTGGAAGAGCAACCGGTATTCCTCCTCGGCGCCGGAGCTGAACCAGCTTACGGTCGCGGCCACCGGGGTACCGGTCACGTTGGCGAGCCTGAGCCCGATCACCTGGATGTAGCCGACCGCTCTGAACACGGTGGTGTTGGTCGTCCCCGCGAGATGCGCGCCGACCAGCCGGCAGGCATCGGAAACGAAGTTCCCGCTCATCGCTTATCCCGTTCGGCGAGGGTGCCCATCAGGCCAGCCGGCGCCAGCGCCGCGGCAAGGCTGTTCTGGATGATGTCCTTGAACAGCGGATGGGGATTGACACGCTCCCTCCACCATTTCGCGGCCTTGGGCGCTACCGTCTTGACGTAATTCGGGTCAGCCAGATAGGCCCGCCCAAATTCGGCCGCGAGTTCCCCATCGGCCTCAGGGCCGGCTTTGTAGTCGAGATCCTCCGGGTTGTACCCATTGTAAACCTTGCGAGGAGTGCGTTCGACGTCGGCGCCGCGCTGGCGGGCCATATTCAGGTCGGGATTGTTGAGGTCGTTGTAGACGAAATTGAGTTCCGATCTCGCACCCTTGGGAATATTGGCCTTCGGGTCCGATTTCCATTCGCGTGCGAGGCTGTCGAACATGTAACCCATCTCGTGAGCCACGACCATGTCCTTCTTCTCGGGGGGAAGTGTCTTGAGGACGTAAATGTCGCGTTCAGGATCGCCAGTGGGAGAATAACCCTCTACGTAGGTTCCGACTGACCTTCTTGGAAGCGCTTTTGCCTCGACCGCCGCAGGCCGCGAGCCAATCGCTGCCTCTGTGACGGCGTCATGTTCCGACGGTAGGAGGGGGACATCTTCTCCGCCCACCGCTCTTCGGCCGACAACTCTTTCGGCGGTGAGGGGTCGACCGTCAATGTCTTCGAGGAGTCTTCCGGTTTCATCCGCTTTGGCTCCGAAGGGGTAGTCAAGTTCGAATGCCCTGGCTGGTTTGATCGGTAGAGCGTAAATGTTCACCGAGCGACTCGCCAGCTTTTTCATGCCTTTGCCGGCAAAATCTCCGGCGACGAGCGCCAATCCAGCGAGCGTTCCCAGCCCGAGCAAACCGGCCTCGACATAGCTCCCCCTGTTCCACGCTCGCCTGGTTTCATCTGCCCCCGCCCCTTCGCCGACAAAGGGTATGAAGTCCACCAATTCACCGACTGCGCGCGAAATGTCCTGCTGGCCATATCGACCGACGCCCAATGCAGCCGCCAGATCGGACGCGCCCCAGCCGATGCGCTCGCGCAGAGACGGATTGTAGGGCTTCAACTCACCGAACGGCCTTGGCTGTAACTCTGCCATCTGTCGCTGCTTTCCTGTCATTGCTGGCCCTCGGGTTGCGCGTCAGGCTCGACGCCATGGACGGCCGTCCATTGCTGGCCGGATGGGATGGTCACCTCGAAACGATGGAAGCGGCCGCTGGAACGCATCGGTATGAGGCCGGTGCGTTCCGACAATGTGGCTGGATTGCTCCAGCTCGACGGGCCGCCTGCCCGGTCCTTGACCGCGATCCGGCCCGAGACGATCGAGGCGTCGCAAAGCGGCGTGAAGCCGTTGACGAAGCTTCGCCCGCCGGTCGTCAACTGGACGTCGCCCGTCTGCAGCGTCGCCGGCAGCGGATCGCCGGAGAAGAAGCCCAGGCGGAAATCGGTGTCGAAGGCGGCGATCGTCGGCGTGCCGCCGCTCCAGGCGCGGCTGTCCAGCGAGAAGGGCAACTGATCCAGCGGAATGCCGAGCGATCTCAGGCTCTCCAGCGTGTAGCCCGGCGTGGTCGCATCGATCAGCCCGGTCATGATCCTGTTGGGCTTGAGCAACGACCAGCGGTCGACGCCGTAGTGGTAGAGCAGCACCTTGTCGAAGGAGTTCTCGAGCGTGTTGCCGATCGAGCGATAGGCCCAGTAGACGATCTTCCGGTTGGGATCCTCGCTGCCATAGACGTTGTAGATCTCTTGGCGCGAGATGTCGTCGATGAAGGAATTGTCCACCCGCTCGATACCGATGCCGACCGGCGGCACGCCGTAGCGGTAGAAGCCGTCGTCCGACAGGTAGAAGATGCCGCCGCCGGTCGCAACGACCGACCGCGGCGCCATGCAGCCATGGTTGGTGAGCGTCTGCTGGAAGGTCATCACCATCGGCGTCTCCAGCGCCAGCTTGCCCTCCCGGACGCTTTCGGCGTGGAAGATCACGCAGCCGTTCACCCCACCGGCAAATCCCATGATTTCGCCGCCGTCGGGGAATGCCTGGAAGTCGGAAGACCTCTGCCGCGGCGTCCAGAATTGCGGCTGGTTGAGACCCGACCACTGCACCATTCGCTGGTTCGTCGCCAGATGCGCCAGCATGACGAAATCGCCCATCGAGCCGACGAACTTGGCGCGCGGCGCGTCCTGCGCGAGGTCGGCAAAGCGCACGGGCGAATTGAGGTCGATATATTGGACGGGATCGACGCCGTTGGTCGCGATCAGCCACGAGCCATATTGCGTGAAGGACCAGCGCTCGGAGGCCGGCGTCAGGTAGCCGCCCTCCCTGGAGACGTCGATCCAGCCCAGCGTGGCGCCGTCGAACCTCATGAGCTTCGTCGCCGTGCCGGTGAACAGCAGGTAGTTGCCGTTGACGACATAAGAGAGATACGAGCCTTGCGGCCGCTCCGGGAGGGGCTGCGACAGCGCCGTGAAGGAGGGAAACGGCCCGTATCCGCCATGGATCGGCAGGACGTTCTCCAGTGAATCGGCGACATCCGGATCGAAGGAGGAACGGTCCGGCGCATAGTTAGCGAAAGAGATCAGGGCCATTCGACATCCGCTGCGTTATGAATGGCCGATGGGAACCCATCGGTCATTCCAGCGCGCGACCGCGCGCCGCGCCTGTTGGCGCGAAAGCCAAGCGACCCGGATGGGTCGCGCCGGCGACTGAGGCACCCTGGATGTGTCAACATCCAGGGTCATAAGAACTAATGCTTCCGCGCAAGGGCTCGCCGATGCGCTGAAGCATGGGGTCGACGGTGAGGTTGCCCCGTTTGGACTGAGCGATGACGTTCTTCACCTCGGGCAGGCCGGCATTGAGCACGGCCTGGAATTGGGCGGCGTAGGGACTGTCCCGGATGAACAACCCGCCCCAGACGAGCACGGCGGCGAGATAGATGTCTGGATGATTGGCGAGCAGCCAGTTGGTCGGCGTCGTGTCCGACAGGCGGTGCCATTGCGAGAAATGCAGCCGGAAGGAATAGTTCTCGTCGAGGACCCGGTCGAAACCGATCGCCTCCCCCTCCCTCGCCCAGAAGCGGGGGCGGCCCGGGGTGGCAACCAGCGGAAACGTGCCGGAAGCCTTGGGCGTGAGCTCGACCTCGTTGACGCCTGGCCGCGCCAGGAAGAGCGTGATCGGGTGCTCGCAGGACAGCTGCGAGATGTCGACGACGCGCGATCCCGCGGCTCCGGATAACGAAGCCTCGAGCCGCACAGGATCGAGCTCCCGGTTGAGCCGCGCCTCGGCCAGCGCGACGAAGTCCGCCGCCTCGCCCGGCAGATCGGCGCGCGCCATCCAGTTGGCGACCGCGGCCTTCAGCTCGGCATAGTTAGTCAGCGCCATCGGGCATCACCTTGGCTGGGGTATCCACGAATCCGGCGGGAATGATCTCGCCCGCCTCGAACAGGCGCGCGCCTTGCATCGAATACATCCAGGTCGCGCAAATCGCCGTAACATTCGAGTTCATTGGCTCCCTGCGGGAGGGGCGGCCCGAAGGCCGCCCCTTTTTGCGCTCGGCGGTCAAGCTGGCGCCCCGCCGCTCATGCGCGTGGCCAGCCGCGGATCGACGGCCTTCACGCCGTAAAGCACGTCCAGACGCCATTTCGAAACGTCGTTCACCCCGTCATAGACGGGAATGACGCGCACGCGCGTGCCGTTATAGGCCCGCCGCGCCACCTCGACGGCGCCGGGAGGGCTCTCGAGATCGACCATCACCAGCGAGAACGCGTTCTTGTGGAAGGCGAGGTTCTGGCGATAGGTGTCGCCGCCCGCGCCCGCCACGGTGATCGCCGCATTGTCGGCCGGGGCGTTGCTCACCGTCTGGAAAGCGCCGCTGTCGATGATGGCCGGGCTGATCGTCAGCGAAGCGTTGCCGGCGCCGTCCGCATCGGCGTCCGACACCACCACGAACTGGCGCAGGAAGGGCAGCCGGGCCTTCGTCACCGGGTTGACGGCGAAGACGCCGGCAATGGTGAACACGTCGCCCGCCTTGAGGATGCCGTTGGCCGAAGCGGTCCAGCCGTCGGTGACGAGCGTCTGCTGGTTGCTGTCCTTCACCGCGGCATAGGTCGACCTCTGGTCGGCCCCGTTGACCAGCGGCGTGCCGGTCGCCACCCCCACCGTGTGGGTCGGCACGTTCTGCGACATATAGGTGTCGAGGCCGCCGATCGTGCCGAGCGAGCCGTTGCGGTAGGCGCCCTTCGCGGCATCCTGGATGTAGAGCGCGGTCTGCGAGCCGAGCAGGCCCCAATGGTCGGCCGGGGAAAGGATCGCGCAGCGCTCGTCGGTCGGCACCGCACCTTCGTCGAGCCGTTCCGGCGCGAGCGCGAAGTCCTTGTAGTTCTTCACGGTGGCGCCCGGCGTGCCGACCCAGGACGGCACGGAAGCGTAGAGCGCCATCAGGTCCCGGTCGATCTGGTTGGCGAGTTGGATCAGCGCCGGCTTGATGACGCGTTCGGACAGGTCCTCGATCCTGAGGGTCAGATCCTGCGACGTGAACTGGAAGTCCACGCCCTTGAGCTTGTTGACGACGATCTGGGTCTTGCCCTCGATCACGTCCTGGGTGGACATGACCGGGCCGTCACGCACGGTGAAGTCGGCCGGCTTGCGGATTGAGATCGTGTCGCCGACCTTGTAGCCGTTGACCCGCTTGGTGAAGTCCTCCTCGTAGCCGCGGAACACGTTCTTGGCCATGACGAGGTTGTTGTCGAGCACCATCACCGCTTCCTTGGCGACGATGTCCGCTGTCAAAGTGGTATTTGCCATTCAAGAGATCCTTTCAGCGAGGTCGCTTCCTCGCCGTGTGAGGTGCGAGATTTACCGTCCCCGGCGCATCTGCGCCGCGCGATGCTCGGCGTATTCCTCCATCGACATGTCGGCGAGCGACTTGCCGGCGGACGGGCTGGAACGGCCGCCGACCAGCGAAAGCGGCCGGACGGCGCGTCCTGCGGAAGCCTTGGGGGCGGTGGTTTTGTTGAGGGCCTGTTCGCCGATGCGGGCGAGGTAAAGGAGGTTGTAGACCAGGGGGGACATGGCATCCCTCAGGTTCTGGTCTGTCGCTCCCTTCGACCGCGCGAATTCGATGATCTGGAGGTCGAGTTCCGGCGACCACCCCTTGATGTGCCTGCGAGCAAAGTCCTGGGTTTCCTCGAAGCGCCTTGCAGTCTCCTGTTGCGCCATCTGGGTCCGCCAGCCCTGCCGGTGATGGAGATCTTCTGCGATCTGGCCGCGCTGTTCCTTCAAGGTCTGATAGCGCATCCAGTGCTGTTGGGCGCCGGTCGGATCATTGGCGGCGAGCTGGTCCCAATCGACATGGGCGTATTGCTCGAGCGCCGTGTCGAGAGCGACGAGCGCGGCGCGCGACGTGATCTCCTCCTCGCTCACCTGGGCCTGCTGTCGGACATGACTCGCCACATCCTCCAGTCCCCGGCGCTGCTCGGCAAGTTCCTGCGTCTTGCGCGTATAGTCCGCCTGCATGAGAAAGCCGCCCTTGAGGGCGGCCGGAACCTGGTATTGCCTGCCGTCATATTCGATGGTCTCGAACGCTTCGGCAGGCTCGGGTTCTGCAATCGTGTCCCCCGGCGCGGCAGCTCCCGCGTGGACGTCCATCGGCTCCCCCGCTTCGATTGCTGGATTGTCCAGTTCGTCGGCAAAAGGATCTTGCTCGTCGGTCATGACGATCATCACTCCGTTGGTGGTTGGTGAAATTTGGGAGGTCTAAAGGCGGCTCAAAAAGCGCGCCCAGGGGCTCAGCATAAGCCTGCATTCAGGTTCGCTCGATCGGCCGAGAGGGCCTGGCTTCGGCAATCACTGCAGCAGAGTCCCAGCGCCATCGACTTTGGCTACGGTGCCGCCGATGGAACGTCAGAGGGCCCTTCTTCGCGGGGCCGGAACTGTGGCGCCAGAGCCACGCCGCCCAAGGCAATCAAGGGTAATTCGGCACGGATCAGTCGCCTCAATACGTCCCGGGGGGCCATCCCTTTGTCGTTCGCCGTCAAGAGAAGTCGATCCTTGAAAAAACCCATGAGGTTCTTCAATGGATCGGAGCGGAGGCCGGTCAGTTCGCTGCCGCCAATCCATGCCGCTGCCTGCACCTGCGCGGGCGTCAGGCCCAACTCGCGAGCGATTTCCTGAAAGTAACGCTCCAAGGCGGCATATTCATTCCTCCCTGGTTGTGGCAACCAGAAATTGGGGTCTCTCAGTTCATCTGGTCCGATCAGCCCGGCTGTAAACTCCTTCCTGATGTTGCGCGGAACACCCGACTTCGTCGGTACGAACGTTGCGAGAAAGCGCGGGTCGCCCGACAGCATTGCCAGGAGTCGGTAGGCGTGCATGTCGATGGTCACCGGCAGATAGTTGCCTTTCGCGTTTGCGCCCATGCTTACTGATTTTGCATGAGTAAGTGGATTTAGACCCCCGCTCCATACCCGCTCGACGTTGCTGCGGTGCATCTTCTGGGCCAGATGACCGTAGGGTTGAGGATTCTTCTCAGGCAGCCGCCTACCGTTCAACGTCAGGTAGTATGAAGCATTGCGCACGTTTTCCGGCACTCTGGAACGTGCAGACGTGGCGGCAATGAGGTCCATGAAATGCTCGAACCGACTGTTACCCGCGACCTCGCCCAGTTCGTCGATGAAGGCCAATCTGAGCGGCTCGGCGTTGTACCAGTCCAAGCCGCCCATGCGGATACCGCGATGGATCGTCTCGATGACCTTCTGGCGCACATCGGGATTGACGATCAGATCGGCAACGCGCGGTGACACCCCCCGAGGAGGATCATATCGCGGGATCGGCGTTTGCGGCACATTCGGCTGAACACCTTCGCGGAATAGTCCTGCCAGTTCGTCAGGGGGCGATTCCGACGCTGTCCCAGGTTTCGCCTGCGCAGGTACGGACATCAACCTGTCCAATTTTTCGGGTGGCGTCGTGATCACGGGCACGTTCTGCGGCGCATTGTCCGCCGCGTTCGCCGCAGCATCGGCTTCGTGTAACGCCCCATAGGAATCGATGGCGGCCCGATCCGGTACCGTGTGGGTGAAGGTATTGCCCTGTGGGTCGACGATTACCCCCGGCTTGTTCTCGACCGGCTGCACACCACGAGCAGGGTGATCGGGCGGGATTGGGCTGTGGGGGACCGATGGCTGCACAGCTTCGCGAAGTATTCTCGCCAGTTTGCTATCGGGCGGCACCGAGGGAAAGCTCTGCTGCGGCTGGGCCGGCAGAAAGCTCACCCCTTCCACCGTGCTTTCCGGAATCGCATTGGGGAAGGAGGCGCCCTGCTCCGCAATTGCCCCAGGCTTGCCTTCGACCGGGCCTCCCCCAACATATCGCGGCCCCTCGCCACCAGTCATCGATCCAGCCACTACCGGAACATTCGGAGGCTGTAATGTCCCGACCGTTCTGGTTGGCGCGGGCATCACGTGCCGACCTGTAGCCATGCGCACGAAGCCGCCAGGCAGAAACTCCGCACCCAACCCCAATCCTAAGCGAACATGCGGCTCGTATTGTGGAATTGTCCGGCGTGCTATCTGGCCACCAGTTTCGGTAACAAGTGCCGGAATTAGCCATTGTGCGGCCTTTCGGACTGGACCGCCGGGGACAAACAGGCCCCCCAGGAATTCAGTCCCCGTTGCCACATATTCTTCGGGCACGTTTTTTGGCTCATATGGTGGCCCAATGACCTTTGTCGTTGCTGCGGTCACTTCCTCGACTGTCGGCACGGTACGGAACTGGCGCGCTTTGTTGATCCCGTCGATGGCGCCCTGCGCGCCCGGCGCATTCAGCCAACGCGCTATCGCTTGGGCGAGTGCAAACTGTGCTTCGCGGGCGCTCCCGGGGAAGCCGGTCGTACCCTGGGCTAAGCGCCGCAACCCAGTACCCGCAGCCGGCATAAGTCCACCGGCTTTCTCCTCCGTTGACTGGCCGCTTTGCTGTTCGGCGAACGCTTTCCGAGCAGCTGCCTCGTCAGGAGCTGTGATCCGGTGGCGGGTTCCATCCCTAGCGACAAGGACGAAATCGGGCATTCAAGCATCCTCTCGATTTTCATGGCTCTGTCGTTCGCCCGCATTCGTGTCGTCCATGCCGAGGTGCGGCACTGGGGAGACAACGCGGACAATATTGCTGCGAAGGGCCTGTTGAGCCGCTTCCTTGTCGGCTGCGGCTGACGCGGATCACTGTCACCGCCGGTGGTCGGCCCAGGCGGAACGGATTGGATACAGGATCAACCTCCCCCGCTCACGCGGGCTCGGGTCCGAGTATGACGGGTTGCATTGATGGGCTCCGCTGACCACCCGCGCTCCCGATTGGCATCGCCATGGAAGCTCGTCATACTCGGACCCGAGCGGCGCGAGGTGATCCGAGCATCCGTTCCGTTACGGTCCCAATCCGGCGCCGGCCCGGGACCAACGATCAATCGACCTCATGCATGGGCCGCAGGTTCTGCACCGTAGCGGGACCGCCCCCGAGGGAACGGAATGGATACTCGGATCAACCTCGCCCGCTCACGCGGGCTCGGGTCCGAGCATGACGAGTTGCATTGATGGGCTCCGCTAACCACCGGCGTTCGCGGCTGGCACCACCATTGGTGCTGTCGTCATACTCGGACCCGAGCGAAGCGAGGCGATCCGAGTATCCATTCCGTTCCCTGGCGGCCGGGTACCCGACGGTGCAGAACTCTCAAGACCGGCAGGGCAGCATTACCGCGATATCGCGGTTTAGATTGCCACGCCCAACTGGCTTCATCGACCGTCGTCCTTCGCTGGCGGCCGCTCCTCTCTCGTGCACTGCAGCTCATGCGAAATGCAGGCTATCGCAGGCGTTGAACAAGTGACCTCTCCCCACTGCCGCGTGCAGACGGAACACCCGTCCGTGAGATCGATGCACGTCTTGTTCTCATCGAAGAACTTCTCGACGATTTGGCCTACGGTCTGGGGAGGGGTCTTCTCGCTTTCGTCGGCGACGGCTCGGCCAGACACCGCAGCCGAAGCCAGCATGATCGATAATCCTACCCCGCGGATGCATCGACCCGTTGGCGCCGCCATCAGATAGTCCCGCCGCAACCAATTTGCTCTCGGCACTTTCCTGCTCCCAGCGGCCATGTTCAGCATGCAGCAGCAGCGATGTCTGACATCAAATCTCGAGTTGCAATCAATGATCGGCAGTCGGCACACTGGAATCCATCAGAACTGGCCCCCCCGCTTTTGCCCGCGCCGCCAGTTCCGCCTTGTAAGCTGCAATGCGCGCGTCCGATTCCGCCTTCATCACGGCAATCCTCGCATCGGCCTCGGCCTTTAGCGCCGCGACGCGCTCGTCGCTCTGGATCTCCATGATCTTCATCCGTTCCTGCGACTGGATGAAGGCCTGGCCCTGGCTCTGATCCGCTTTGAGCCGTGCATTCTCCTGCTCGAGTTGCTGAAGACGCTGCTTGCCGGCCTCGATCTGCTGCTGCAGTTCCGGCGGCAATTGTCCGCTCGCTTGCGCCTCCATCTTGTCGGCGATCCTGTCGGCGCCCGGCCAGTCTAGATTCTTCGCAAGCTCCGGCCCGACGATGGGCGCGGCCGGCGGGAACGCCCGGATGAGCTCGGTCATTGCCACTGCCGCTTCCTCGCGCCGGGTCGTGTAGCTCGGGCCGGTCGTCACCGTGAGGTCGTATTTGCCGGCATTGAGATCGTGGATGGCGAGCACCGGGTTGCCCGCGGGGTCCTGCAGCGGCTGCCCGGTGCGCGGATCGACCTGCGGATATTGCTGGTTCACCGGCCGGTTCTCCACCTTGCCGTTCTCGCCGAGAATGCGCACGATGCGCGGCCCGTTGTAGATATGCGGGATCAGGTCGATCAAGATGCGTCCCGTATGGCGGATTGCGCGCGCCAGATTGTCGATGAAGTGGAAGGTCGAGACATCCCCTTCCCTCTGGCGCGCCAGGATCGCCCGCCCGCTCGCCTCGTTGGAGCGCGCGCCGAGCGAGGCGTCATGCATGCCGATGATCGACTTGATGTCGTCATTGGCATTGAGCGCCTCCTGCAGGCTGCCGGCCGCGGCCCCCATGTCCAGCGGCTGGCGCTGCGGCATCTCCGGCCCCTCATATTCGAGATAGGCATGGCTGCGGGTATTGGCCGTCTGCCAGCGTTCCTGGTCGTGGTCGAAGGCGCCTTTCCTGCCGATGAACGGCACCTTCGGCGCCAGCGCCACGAGCTCGGTCGCGTTGGTGCGCCAGTAGTTGAACATGCGCTGCGCGTCGATCGCATTATGGATCAGCGAGCGGAAGTACCGCCGGCCCTCTATGTCGAACTCGTCGCCATAGACGGGCACGATCGGGATGTAGCGCCCCAGCCAGTCATTGTCCTCGAGCACCTCCAGCCCCGACATGATGCGCTGGCGCACCTTGTGCGATTTCGCCAGGCGCTCGCCGTGAACCTGCAGCGCGCCCGCCGCGGCGAGCGCCTGCAGGTCTGGATCGCCCTCCAGCGCCTCGCGTGACAGCACCGTCCCGTCCTGCAGAAGCACGATCGGCCGCTCGATCTCCTCGCGGGTCCAATATTCGGCCACCAGAACATGGCTGTCGGTACGCCAGTCCGTGCCGATCAAGCCATTCCACGCGTCGTCGTCCCAATTGACCCGCGTGCTGTTGCCATATTGCCGCTTGAACTGCCCCTCCGACAGCCGGTCCACCACGAAGGCGACATCCCAGTCCGATGAATCCGCCTCCGAGCTGTTCGGATCGCCATAGATAGAGAAGGGGTTGGCGACGCGCTTGACGGCGAGGTCCATGTCGAACGCGTCGTCGAACGAATATTGCGTCACGATGCGCCAATAGCCGAAGCCGCCGGTCACGGCGCTCTCGATCGCCGTGTCATAGGCGACGTCGGCATTGGACGTGTATTCGATGTTGCGGATGATGCCGTTGATCACCTCGGCCGTGCCGGGATCGGCCCGGCTGTCGGCCGGATGCACCTTGATCCCCGGCTTGTTCTGGCGGCTGTCGTTGACCACTTGGCGAATGAAGGCCGGCAGCTTGTTGATGGTCAGGCAGGGCCGTCCTTCGCGGATGCGCTGGGCGCGGATGTCGGCCGGCCATTGCTCGCCCTTGCGCGCAAAGAGCACGTCTTCCAGCGCGGTCCGGCGATTGTGTTGCTCCGCGCTCTTACAGTGCTCATAGGCCTCGCGCGCATGCCTGACGAGATCGTCTTTTTCAGCCATGATCAACCCATCCATGCTCCGGCGCCGTTGTGGAACGCCGGCCTCGGCCGCCTCTCGCGCGGCGCCTCATAGGCCACGCAGAGAAGCCCGAAGGCGTCGGCCGCGTGGCTCGACCAGTCATGCTCCGGCCCCAGCCCGATATTGCGCGCCTCGTCCTGCTTCTCGTGATACCAGCCCAGCGCATCGAGCCCGCCCGAGCATGTCGCCTCGTTGAAGAAGATCGCGGGGAAGAGGCGCCTCGCTGCCTCGACGCGTTTCAGCGCGGCGCCCTTGCCCTGGTTCGGAATGGTTTCCACCTTGAACCCGGCGCCGGCGATGTGATCCTCGAAGCGCACCGCCGTCACCGCGTCGCCGCGATTGCCGTCATGGGGCAGGATGCACTCGGCATTGCCATAGCCCTTCTCGCGCAGCCATTCGAGATGCGCCGCCAGCGGCTGGCCGGAGGCCTCGTAATAGTCCAGCACGCGGATCTCCCGACCGACGAACTGAGCGATCCAGACAGATGTCGCGTCGCGCACGCCGATATCCCAGAAGGCCTTCACCGGCAGCAGCGGGTCGCGCGGCACGAAGCCGATGCGTCCCTCGATTCGCGCCTGCGCCAGCGCCTCGGCGTAATAGGCGCCGTGCTGAACGGTGGCATAGCCGCCTTCCCAGATATGGTCGTACTGGTCCGGAGAAGCGCGCAGGCAATCCCTGCGCTCCTGTTCCAGCACGCCGGGAAACCACGGATTGTCAGACCAGTTGGCCCGCACAACGACGGCGCCGGTCGGCGGCTCCGCGCCGCGCAGCAGCCTGTCGATCGGATCTGACTTTCGTCGCGGATTCCAGCTCGCCCAGATCTCCGATCCCTCGGCACGGATCGTCGGGCGCAGCAGGCCGAGCGAGCGCGCCGAAAGCGTCTGCGCCTCCTCGATCCAGGCACGTTTGAAACCCTCGAAGGACTTCACCGAATCCGCGGTATGATCCTGCATGCCGTGGAAGGCGATGAGCCCGTCGCCCGGCGTCTGGATCACCTCGCGGAACACTTTGAAGCCGTCCGCCTCGCCCAGGCCGAAATCGGCAAGCTTGGCTTCGATCAGGCGCTTGGCCGATTGCTGGAGGCTCTTCTGCACCTCGCGAATGCAGAGGGAAAGCAGTCCCTTCTCGGCCAGACTGTCCTCGATCAGGAGGCCGGCGAAAAAATGCGACTTTCCCGAACCGCGTCCGCCATGCGCGCCCTTGTAGCGGGCAGGCTGCAGGAGTGGCCGGAAGATCCTGGCCGTCTCGATACGAAGCGTCGGGCGCGCGATGGGAGCCGGCTGCCCTCTCTCATCCCTGCTATTCGCCGGTGTCGCGCGGGTCGACGATTTCGCGGACGATTCTTTCGAAGGCATGGGCAAAGCTCTTCTCGGGCCCGCTGCCCAGCGAGACGCTGGCAAGATCGGGCAGGGTTTTCTTGAGCAGCATCTCGATGACCTTCAGCTTGGCGGCATCGAGCTCGACCGGGTTGCCGGCCTCATCATTCTCGCCGAGCACGTAAAGCTGCAACCGCTTGACCAGCCTCACCGTGTCGATCGCCGCGCGCGCCTGTTCGCCGGGATCGGCCCCGGCGCTCTTTTTCCTTGCCATCGGCCACCGGATGAATGGGGGAAAATACAAAACCCGCCGCGACAGTATCGGGCGGGAACAATTCTTCGAAAGTGAAACAATGTGTCAGAAATTCTCCCAACTCTAACGGTTTGTCAAGTACAATCTTTGCAATAACAATCATATCGGCAGAAATACCTGCGCCACCATCGAGCAGCGGTCTATGCCGCTGTGCTTGGCGGGTGGCGCTCGAACGGCTTGCCTGCCTCGTCATTCTCGCCCGTAGCGTAAAGCTGCAGCCGCTTGACGAGCTTCATCGTGCGATCGCCTTGCGCGCCTGTCCGCCAGGGTCAGCCCCGGCACTCTTCCTCCTCGCCATCGGCGACCGGATAGTGGACAGAAAACACAAAACCCGCCGCGATGGAGATCGGGCGGGCACAATTCTTCGAAAGTGAAGCGATAGGTCAGAAATTCGCTGACTTGACCCCGGTTGTCAAGCGGCGATCCAAGGTGGTCCGCACAGCTGCTGACCGCTCCTGCCATGGCTGAACGAATATGGCCCGAGAGCACGAGGGAGCTTGCTGCGGCAACCCGCAGATAGGGGCCGCGCGGGCAGCATCATTCATCGGCACAAGGCTCCGTTTTCAGCTGCATTCGTGGGAACGCTCCTTCTTTGGCCGCGTTTTTCCCACTCAGGGAAGGAGCAAGCCATGGAAAGGATCAAGCCAGAACGCAAACCGCCTCTGTCCTTCGTCAATCGCGGCGGCAAGCACGCATCGGGCATCGCCGTCGGCGACGAGGATCCCGATCATAGCCCGATGGACGATCGCAGGACGGCGCCCAAAGCCGGCCAAAAGATCAAGCCAGCCGAAAAGACGCTTGGCATTCGCAGCAGTCGTCTGTGA